TAAGACTAACAAAGAATCAGTCAATTTATTAATTAAGAATGGACGGTTTTTACGAGCGTTTGAAGAAGTTAAGAAGTGCATACCGCTTTGCGCAAACTGTCACAGATTAGTTCACCAACGGGAGCGCCTAAAGGCGCGAAAGAAGAGGAAATATGAGCTTTTACATCCGAGAAGGGATACCGATACAGGTTGAAGTGAAACCCGAAAAGCGCGTGCGGATTGGTTGCAACTATCAGCCGCCAAAACCGAATCATGTCAGCTACGACATGTTGTGGCTTCAGGATCTATATCTTATTGGCCGCACACCTTGGTCTTACATCCGTTACAAGACGCCTGAGTTTGTGTATTGGTTTCTTGTTTGGTGCGTTGCTACGTACTTTCTAGCACGGTTTGGCGTGGGGTATTTGAAATGAAACTAAGCGAATTCGATATGTGGTTTCGTATGTTCGCGTTGCTTGGGCTTGGTATTTCTATGGCAATGGCGGCAGGTGGGTGGTTTGCTATAGCCGCCATATGTGCAGCGATATTTCTTGAACCTTATAAGTGGCAATGATGAGCAGAGAAGCTATTAAACACACACCAGGTCCGTGGAACTACGACAGAAGCGGCTATTCCTTGTACGTCAACAGCGGACGCGAACTTGTGACCGCGTTGTCAATGGACGGCAAGCGTCTGGAAACATCAGAAGCCAACGCCCGCCTGATCGCCGCCGCGCCTGATTTGTTAGATGCGCTTTTGATGGTGCTGGATGATCCAAATGCTTTAGATGGTCGGCCAAGGACTTATGAGTACGTACGCGCCGCCGTCGCCAAGGCAACAGGAGAGAAATCATGAGCAGAAAAGCTATGCAGATGGCGCTTGAGGCGCTGGAGAGTGATCCAACAAGTCTTGCTTGGCTTATTAACAAAAAGCAAGCTATCACCGTACTGCGCCAAGCACTTGTCGATGCTGACGACACATCGCAAAAACGTGTCGATGAAAAGGCAAAACGTGAACAAGAGCCGGTGGCGTGGATATCAGATGGCGGCGATGTGTCTCGCAGTAAACGGTATATGGATGAAATGGGATTTAAGTGCAACCCCCTCTACACCGCACCACCAAAGGCTGCTGAATGGGTTGGGCTGACGGATGAGGAGATACACCAAGCTTTTTGTCACGTTGAATATGAAACGCCTAACGACTGGAATAAAGACCCCGAATCATGGTGCATTGCAAACGCAAAGTATCTGCAAGCAATTTTGAAGGAGAAGAACCATGGATAACCATGAGGTTCTGGCGCTTGCCAAAAAGGCTGGGGTAATGATCTCGGGTCGGCCTGAGTTCGAGGAGTCGGTCAAGCAGTTTGGCAAGCTGATCATCAAGCGTGTGGCACCAAGGCCGTTAACCACTACGCAGCTTGCATACCTCGAGGCGCTCAACGACTGGAAGTCGCTGCAAGACTTGGCCGACGAGTTCAATTGCACTCCGCAAAACGCCCTGAAGATGATAAGGGCGCTTGAGGGAAGGGGTCTGGTCACTAAGACCTCTCTATTCAAACGGCGCCTGGATCGCGGAGCCTGGGCCTATTACTACCGAAAGAATTAAATGAGCGACAAGAACATATGGATGCGCAGGCATGAGATCGATAAGGCGCGACAGGAAAAGATGAAAGAGGTTATGGCTGAGTACGACCGGAAGGTCTACAACCCAGCAAGAAAGCAATTGGTCGAGGACTGTGAAAAGGAAGGCCATACCCAAGGAAAGTTCCACGACAACGGATGGGGCTGGACATGGTGGTGGTGCGGTAAGTGCGGAGCATCATTCAACAAGGAGAGATCATGAAATCAGACACGACGACACTCGTTTTGGGCGGCGCTTTATTCGGCTTGGTGTATGCGGTGCTTGCCTGGGCGATGCTATGAAGCATGTAGCAGGCATTTGCGAATGGCGAGATCCGGAAGAGGACCCGCCTCCGCTTGGCTCGAAGATGCTGCTGCTTAACCCGGCAGGCGTTGCCTGCATCGGGACCTGGAGCCGAGTATTTATCGCTTGGGCGCCTCTGCCCAAGATCCCACCGAACGTCAAACAAAAACTGGATGAAGCATATGAGAACCTGGGCGAATACACCCGCAATGCGTGACGCCTACCGTGAGTGGTATCAAACCACGGTATCGATTGAAATGACGCTGGCAAATTGCTGGCAGGCCGCCTGGAATGCAGCGCTTAAAAAGCGTGTGCCAAGCAGGCAGCGGGACCTTTTCGGCGTGTCGTCCCTGGCTTTTGCAAGAGCGACCGACCCCGATACGAGCCACGATGCGGCCAAGTCGTTTGATCCAAATGCCATGGAGTCTAAGGTCCTCCAGGTTATTCAGTCCTACGGCCAGGACGGCTGCATCAAGGACCAGATCCTTCAGCACTTCCCTGCTGACGCTGCTCCGACCGTTACGCCGCGCTTAGCGCCGCTTATGCGCAAGGGTTGGATCGAAGATACCGGAGAGCGCAGAAAAGGCAGCAGCGGCCGCAATCAGCGCGTACACAGGGCTATCCGATGACCAAAGACGAGAAGCAGTGGCTCAACGATCTGTCAGAGATCGGCTGCATTCTCTGCGCCCATCTTGGTACGCCAGGAACTCCCGCGGAGATCCATCACCCAAGATCAGGGGTAGGCATGGGTAGGAAGGCTACGCACTTCGAGGCTATCCCTCTGTGTCCTGAACATCATAGGGGGAAGACTGGCGTTCACGGCCTGGGGACCAAGGGATTCCCTAAGCATTACGGGATTACGGAGCAGGAATTACAGGTCAAGGCAGCGCTGATGGTCGGCACTCTTCGGGCGCAACGTACCGTTCGTCGGCTGGATAAAGAAAAGAATCCAACAGGATAAAAAACCGTGCTGTAATCCTATCCACAGCAAGTCGCTGTGAGAAACAGGAGAAACCAAATGCAAACAGCAAGCCTTATAAATCACCTCTACAGCCGCATGACAGTCGGTGAGCCAGCGCCCTACGTTGGTATGCCAGCAACCCTGCTTTCGTGGACCGACCGCAACCCCTGCACGGTTGTCGAGGTCAACATGGCCAAGCGTTACATCGTCGTGCAGGACGACGACTACAAGCGTGTTGACTCCAACGGCATGAGCGAGTCGCAGCAATACGAGTACACACAAAACCCCGGCAACTGCAAGCGGATCTTCCGCAAGATGAAGAACGGCCAGTGGGCCCAGCACTTCGTGAACCCCGAGACCAATCGCCTTGTTAAGGCTGATGGTTGCGGTCTTCGCCTCGGTGAGCGCGAGAAGTACCACGACTTTTCGTTCTAATCATGATGATCTACTGCGACTACATTGCCGCGCTCGTTCTGGAGTCCCTGGAAAGGGACCCGAACGGGCTCATGAAGGACCCTTCCGGTGTCGAGTTGGACCTCACGCCGGAGGGTGCATACCTAAGTTCTAAGAAGATCGTCCGCGTCCAGGGCGAGAATGGCCGCAAGTACAAAATTACTGTGGAGATCGACGATGGACGATAAAAGACTTCGGCGCCTAGCCTCGGAAGCAGGGCTTAAAGACACGATCGAGGACGTGGCTTACATAGCCTACCTGCAAGACCTTGATCGGTTTGCAAACCTGCTGCTGAGCATGGAAAGGGACTCGGTATGCAGGATTGTCGACACGGCACAGATCCCAAAAACAGAAGCAGAACGCATTAAAAAAATGATCAAGGAGCGCATATGAACGATCCGACCGAGCTTTACCACGCCGTCCGCGAGATGGTGAAGGACCCGAGTCTTACGACCAGGGAAATAGCCGAGAAGACCGGCTATAAGCAGCAGTACGTCAGCCAGTTACGCAGGCGGCACAAAGATAACGCGGCCTGGAAAGCGGCTCGAGAAAGAAAGCAGCGGGAAGAGTGGCAAAAAGAGCAGAACAGGATCAAAGGCCTGATCGCTGAGGCGGTGGCCAAGGAGCGCGAGGCTTGTGCAAGGCTTTGTGATATTGCGGTCGAACACTTCACCAGCATATCGCTGCAAGTCGACGACCATGACGGGATCGTTATGGAGCACGCGAACACCTGTAATCACTTGGCCACAGCTATTCGAGCAAGGGGTCAAGCGTGAGCGGCGACCACAACATGCACCAAAAGCCAAAGTCGTTCTTAGAAAGCACGGGCCTAATGGACAAGCTCGAGGCGGACGACGCTCAGACCTGGGCCGCGGTTGCGATGATTGTCAACCGGCAGAAAGTGGCCCAGTGGATGATCGACCGCGGCTATGCGACCGGCCATGGCGACACGATCGAGGACCTGTTGAGAGAGTTGGACTGGCAGATTGAAGAACGTATTAAAAACGCGAGGGGAAAATAAATGGAAGGTATGCTCGGATTCGCACTTTCAGCCTGGGTAATCCTGGCTTGGTTAACGCATGTCATTGTCTCGATCCAGGGCGCCAAATGGCTGCTACTGATTGCTGGGGCGATCGTTTTCCCGGTGGGCTGTGTCCACGGTACGGGCATTTGGTTTGGGGTGTTTTGATGGACCGCGAACAAATAATCCGCATGGTGCGGGAAGTTGCTGATAAGGACAAAGTAGACCCGTACTTAAACGAGTTCGTGGTGCTTACTCCGGAAGAACTTGAACGCTTCGCCGCCCTTGTCGCCGCTACAGAGCGTGAGGCGTGTGCAAAGGTGTGTGATGGCATGGATCACAACGGGGTGATGATTGCCGCAGACTGCGCCGCCGCCATACGAGCAAGGGGAAATACATGACAAGCAACATCAAACCGTTTATCAAAGCTACAACCCCTGACAATTCTGAGGCCATAGAGATGCTGGAGCAGTGGCTGGAAGACGCCAAGTCTGGGGAGGTCGTCACCGTGGCTATTGTCGGCAAACGCGTAGGAGGCGAATGGCAGACCGGCATGAGCAGCAGTCAAAATCGCCTTGAGGACGCTGCAATGCTCATCGAGTTGGGTATGCGTCGGCTTGGCTTTAACCCACAGAGATGACACATGATTTGCCCCTATTGCCGAACCCCAAAGGGTCAGGGGTATAAGACTAAGATCCTCGAGACCCGAACATTCTGGAACCCCGAGAAGCATTACTACTTCGTAGAGCGCCGACACAAATGCAAGCACTGCGAGGAGGAATTCTGGACGGAGGAACGATCACCCAAAGTCGCTAATACAGGGTAAACTATGATTTGTTTTCCCTGTGTCCTCCTGGTGATTCCGTGAGTTTCCTCAAGGCTCACGACGATTGACCCCCTTCCCCGGGGGTTTTTTTTCGTGTATCCTATATGTAAGTGCTTGATTTTTGAAGGAAAATCAGAATGCCAGCAGGAAGACCGACCGACTACAAGCCCGAATATTGCGAACTGGTTATCAAGATGGGCCGCCAGGGTAAGAGCAAGGCTCAGATCGCCGCGACCATAGGGGTGACGAGGAAGACCATGTGGACTTGGTGCTCCGTCCACGAAGAATTTCTAAACGCCATAGAGTATGCAGAGGAATTAGCCCTGCAATGGTGGGAGGATATAGCCCAGGATCACCTGAAGCAGACCAAGGATGGGGTGACGCTGAACACCTCGCTCTGGTCCCGCTCGATGGCTGCAAGATTCCCCAAGGACTACACCGACCGGACAAAGCATGAAGTCACCGGTAAGGATGAAGGACCGCTCCAGGTTGATGTCGTTATGGACGTCGCACAATCACTGATCGATGAACTGACCGGCATCCGCCAGCATGCTGACAGCAAGTCAAGCAAAGCGGATTGAAGCCAAGCTTGCCCTGCACCAGGAGGCGCTGAAGAAGTTACCTCCGGAGGCATCGGCAGCCTTCTACGCCAGGATGAAGTGGCTCATGAGGGCCCACACTCACCAGATCCCGCCTAAAGGCGACTGGTGGACGATATGGCTTCTTCTTGCAGGAAGGGGCGCAGGCAAGACCAGGACGGCCGCTGAGGACGTCTGGCATACAGCCTGGACAACGCCGAACATCCGCATCTTGATCTCGGGTCCGACCTCGGCAGACATCAGAGACACCATGATCGAGGGTGAGTCAGGGCTGCTTAACTGTATGCCCGAGGAGATCCGGGTGAAGTACACGAGGAGCCTTCATGAGATCGTTCTTACGAACGGCTCCCTGATCAAAGGCATTCCAGCATCAGAGCCCGAGCGCTTTCGTGGTCCGCAGTGGCACCATGCTTGGTGCGATGAGCTTGCAGCCTGGGAATACCTCGATGCAGCCTGGGACCAGATCATGTTCTCGGTCCGCCTGGGAGACAAGCCGCGGATCGTCGTTACCACTACGCCCAAGCCTAAGCCCTTGATCATTGACCTCTTAGACCGGGAGGGCGAAGACGTCATCGTTACCAAGGCGTCGACCTACGACAACCTTGCCAACCTTGCCGGGACGTTCAAACAGCAGATCTTGCAGTACGAAGGAACCTCTCTAGGGCGTCAGGAGATCCACGCCGAGATCATCGACCCTGAAGAGGCTGGGATCATCAAGCGCAACTGGATCAAGCTCTGGCCATCGGATAAGCCCTTCCCGCGGTTTGAGTTCGTTGTGCAGTCCTATGACGGCGCTTATACCGAGAAGACCATCAACGACCCCTCGGCCTGTAGCGTATGGGGGATCTTCAAGCCCAGCGAAGACAAAGGCTTCTGTGCGATGCTGATTGACTGCTGGGAAGAGCACCTGCAGTACCCGGACTTAAAGGAGAAGGTCATTGAAGACTTTGGCACGGTTTACGGGGACCCCAATGAATTTGGACAAGGCAAGAAGACTGACTTGGTTCTGGTTGAAGACAAATCCTCCGGCATCTCCCTCCTGCAGGACCTGGGGCGTGCCCACATACCCTGCCGGTCATACAATCCCGGGGGTGCCGACAAAGTCCAGCGGGTCAACCTGATTGCGCCACTGATCAAGGCAGGCAAGGTCTACATCCCTGAGAGCACGAAGAACGAAGATCACCCGAGATCCTGGGCTGAGCCGCTCGTTAACCAGCTTTGCGCCTTTCCTGAAGTCAGGCATGACGACCTCGTGGATACCGTCTCTCAGGCCTTGCGAGTCCTTCGAGACATGGGCTGGCTGAATATTGACCCACCGCCGCCAGACGATGATGTTTACGCTGAAGACAGGCCTAAGCGGGTGAATCCGTATGCGGCCTAAAAGATCCGAAGCTTTATATCCCGTAGCTCAATGACCTGGGGGATCGTTTCTTTGGCTTTCTTTTCCTGCCAAGCCAGGGATATTTCATTGTCTGACATGGTCGCCAGTCGTTTGCGCTCTTTGAGCTTGGCTAGTTTTTTCCTGGCCTTAAAGGACATCTTCATAATGATTCCTCGAAACTGCCCCCCTACCCCCACAGGGGTATGGAGCAGGGATTCCTCGGGCGATAAACGCCACCTCCATGTCAGTTTCCTGACCCCTCGGCTTGGAGGCTCTGCCAGCCGCTGGATTCTTACGGATTTGCACCGGGCCACAAACATCGTGCCTTACCAGTACCCTGTTCTTGTCAGCGGCTGGGTAGCCCATTGCTTACGCGGACAGTACGGTCGGTGCCAAAAGAAAAACCCCAGAACATTTAGGAGGGGCAAGGCCCTTGGCATGGGCAATCACGCAGTCCGAACGAAGAAAGACATTGTGACCACACAAGCCCCACCTAAATACTCTGGGGTCCCTTCGTTCACTGCCGGCTGCCACACCGACGACGCAATCATAGTCAGCACGGATAGACTTTGCAAGCCCTACTGGGTATCATCCTCACAAACTCCCGGGGATACCTATGCCTAATCCACTTGGTGGGCTGCAAAAGGTTATGGCTAAGATGGCCGCTAACCAGAAGGTTCAGTCCGCACTCCCAAAGGCTCCGCCACCAGCAAGCGAAATCCTTAAGCCGGATCTCATGCGTGTTTACTCTGGCCAGCGAGAGCCCATCGAAGGAAAGTTCGACATCTCAAGGGCAGATCCCCACGCTTCAATGGGTCGAGCCTTCTACACGGCAGAGCTTCCCCGGTACGCTAACAAGTTCACAGGCAACCAGCCTGGAGCTAACGTCACGCCCGTTGATGTCGATCGCAATCGTCTGCTGATGTTCGACAGGATGTACGACACGCCTCAAGGCAAGATGGAAGGCCTCGACTACTACGACCTCCTGCGCAGGCAGGCCATGGCCAAGCCAGGAGTCGGCAAGGACATGATCCGCAAGGAGATCCTCGACGCCGGCTTTGCAGGCACTGAGATGCCTAACGCCACTGGTAAAGCGTATGCAATTTACGACACCAGCGCAGCGCAGGATATGTCAGGCCAAGCCTTTCGAGAGGGAGGCCTTGCCATGGCCAGCGGTGGCCTTGCACGAGCACGGAGAGCGGCAAATGCAGCCTTCAAAGCCCTTCCCGGAGAAAGCTTCCAGGGCAAGACCGGCACCGACATGCCCTCGGATGTTGAGCGGCGCATCATGGAGATCAACAGGCCCAATCTAATCCTGCCTTCTGAAGCTCTGGGTAAGCACGAAGGCAAGACGCTGATGATCACCCAGGCTGACAGGACTAAAGTAGGCGAGGGCTTTCTTGGTGGCCCAGGCTTCTCGAGCCTTCAGCTAACCGACCCGCGTTATGCCGAGGCTGCATGGGGCGTTAAGACGCCTGGAGTCGCTCAGACCATTGCAGGATCTAATCGACGCGTACCTGAAGGCCAAGCGATCTGGACGACCATGCTCGGGACACCGACCCAGCACAAGTCAAACCAGATGGTCTTTGACCGCCTCTACAAGGAGTTCATGGGCGGCATCAAGCAAGAGAAGCTTTCGCCTGAACTCAAAGACACCCTGAACGCAAAGCTTGCCTCAGTGGTCGACAAGGAAGGCAAGAACCTATTCCCGGCCGACGTCGACATCACGAACCCCAGGAAGTTCCGCAAGCTTGTCGACACCTTCGATAAACGTGCAGCCGCTGCTGACGTCATGGGCGGTATCGGTGTTGGCGGTAAGAAGGGCCAGATCTTCGACTACGACCGGATCATTCAGCGCACGACAGACCCAGCGCTCTTGGATACCCCAACGGGTTCGCTTGGCAACCGCCTCTTCCAGTTAAGCGGCGAGATCATGGACAGGCCCGACCTTCACCCAGCCTTCCCGACCATCCTCAAGGGCGAGGACCTCGGCGTTAACTTCACGCCCGCTCCCCGTGAATTGCTCATGGAAGACTTCATCAACAAGGTCCTTACCGAGAAAGGCAGACAGCCTGGATACATGGACTGGACTCGAGGCTATGCGCCATCTCAGTTCCTGTCGGAAGAACTGCTTACCAAGCTTCAGAAGGCTGGTTACAAAAAAGGCGGTCGAGTCAAATGAATCCGCTGACTAAGTTCCTAGGTGTTAAGGGCCTATCCAACGGTGGCGATCGCTTCATGGGTAAGACGCCTAAACGAGGCGTCTCTTCGCTTCCTGGTTACGGCGAAGGCGATCTCTTAAAGGACATCGAAGCCGCCTACCCAAGGGTGGCAGGCGCCATAGACACAGCGGCAACGCTTGCACCTATCTTTGGTCGCGCCTTGGTATCTCCTGCTGTCAGCGCAGGGACCTTCGTTAAGGAGGCAATCAAGAGCGGTGACCCTCGAGACACCAGCCCCTTGCAAAGGGCAAGCGAAGCCTCTGAGGAGTTCATTACAGGCGATATAAGGCCCTTCAGGACCCAGCTTGGCCCTGAGTATGCCTCGGCCACATTAGAAGGCCTTGAGAGCGCATTACAGGCCTCTAAGCTGCCACCAATCCTCCCGCAAGCATGGACAGCATCGCTCATGCCTGGAGTGACAGCAGCAACCAAGCAAGCGGCAAAAACTGCCGGCAAGGAAATGCTTCGGCCTATCGATGAGGCCATGATGGGTCGTGGTCCACTCGCTGGTGCACTCAGTTCTATCTCGCCCATGAACGTCACGGCGCCTGTCAGCAAGCTTGGGTTCTACAACCCGATCGAGGAGACGGCCACTACCTTACAGCGCAAGCAAGGGCCAGGGCAGGCCTTCCTGAACGAGTTCACCAAGGCAGGGATCAGCAAGCAGCGCCTCGAGGATGCAGGCCTTGCGCAAAAGCTTGCAGAGACACCCAACATCACCCGGGAAGAGGTTCAAGCCTTAACGAAGGGCTCGATGCCTGATGTTGAAGAGGTGGTGCTGAGCAGGTCTGTTATCCCGCCCTACATGAAAGGGTTTGCCAACCTGCACATGCCTGACCTCAATGTCAACGACTCCAGGCAGGTCTATGAGTTGCGCAGGATTGCTAATGAGCGTTACAAGGCAGCGCTTGAAGCTAACGACTTGGATGCCGCTGAGTTCGCCATGAAGGCCGAAGAGGACATCACCAAGTTCAACCGGACGCATAGCCATGGCACCAAGCCTGGGGAGCGCCTGACAGAATTCCACGAGTATCAAGAGCCAGGCGGCAAAAATTACCGCGAGGTCCTGCTCAAAGCGCCAGTCAAGAGAATCAGCGAAGAAGAGGCCCGTAGGGTCTTGAACGCCAAGCCTGACGCAAGGCTTACAGGCTATGACATTGAGTATGCTTCGCGCTTGTCTAGTCCCGAGTTTAGGTCTGCGCACTGGTCAGATCCCAACGTCATTTCCCATATCAGGATGAATGACCGTGTGGACGCCGATAACAAGAATGTGCTTTTCATCGAGGAACTTCAATCTGACTGGGCGCAAGAGGGCCGCAAGAAAGGGTTTGGCAAAGATGTTCCGCAAGGGCCGTTCGTTAAGAACACCAACGAGTGGGTTGACCTATCGCTTAAGAACATCATCAAGCGTGCAGTAGACGAAGGCTATGACCGCGTCGCATTCATTGACGGCTACAAGTCCTTCCTGCGCTTTCCTCAAGGCGCAGACGGCAAGTCCACTGAAGCAGGGATGCGCAAGTTCTACGACGAGGTCGTGCCTAGCAGGCTTAAGACTTTAGTAGGTAAGGACAATGTCCGGACAATCCCGGGCATCACGCAACAGCAGCAGCTTGACGTCTCGCTGCATGGCAATCGGTACTTCGTGGTTGATGCTGACACCGACATACCCCTGCCCAACCAAGACGGGTTCCGTAGCGTCGAGAGGGCCGAGCAGTACCTCGATGAAGTGCTTGGCAAGACCAAGTCCATGGACCAGATCGGGTTCGACATCACCCCCGAGATCCGTGAGAAATTTAGCCAGCCCATCCCGTATAAACATGGGGGGGCAGTGAAGATGGCCTCAGGCGGCGCAAGAAAGCTCAAGCGTGCGGCCGAAGCTATTGCAAAGTTCCAAGACCCGCAGACCACCAAGATCCAGGAATGGCAGTGGAAGCCGCTTGCTGAGGTTAACCAACAGCTTAAGCTTGCTGAAGTGCCTGACTATATCCAACGAGGATATGGCGACTTCATGATCGAGCAGGGCAAACGAGCCGCTGCCGGTAACCTGGGAGTCCGTGACCTGATCAAGGCCTATGGCATCACTCAGTCAAGCATTGGCCGCGGCGGCTTATCGCATAGCACGGCTACCAAGGCAGGCTTGAAGGTGCCCAAGACCGACGAGCTAGTAAGGCCCGAGGGCGCCTTTGCAGAATGGCTTGGGTCCAAGCAGGGGCAGAAGTTCCTTGATGACGCCGAGCAGGGCGTAGTCAACGAGAAAGCCCTAGACGACATTCGTGCCAAGTTCGCACCCTTTGGCAAGTCCAACCAGCTTACCGAGCAGCTTCGCTACGGGGTTACCAATATGTCGACCCTGGTCCCGCAAATGCAAAAGGCGCTTGTCGGGCCGGCTGACGAGTACCGCGACTGGGCCGAGAGCATGAAGGGCATAGCAGGCGCTAAAAGCGGCTTTATAGGCTCTATGCTTGGCCGTGGCGACTTACCTACCCTGGACGCTCGGCAATTGAACCTGCACGCCCTGGAGGCCCCTGTAGCCCCCCAGACGATGATGCAGCGAGGCAAAGGGCTTGGTGCTCGAGAAGCAGTCGATCGCCTAGCAGCAAGGCAGTCTGCACTCGGTCTTGATATTGATCCATCGCTTGACCCCTATTACCAGCACCTTGCGCATCACGCAGTCTGGGACAAGGTAGCCGACGAGAAGACAACTCATGACGATCTCATGAGAGCATTGCGCGGCTACAAGGAGGGCGGTTCGCCCGATACCGACGCTATGCGTCTTGAAATGATGAGGAAATCATGGCGATCGAAATGAATCTGCCCCTTGAGGAGTCCCCCGAGGGCGACGAGACGATCTACAAGCTATTTGACGAGAAGCCCGACGTCGAAGAACTCGAGGACGGGTCCGCGGTTGTCCGCATGTCTGACAATGACGGTCCCGAAGAAGATCCGCAGTTCTACGAGAATCTCGCTGACAGCATCGACCCAAACACCCTGGACGACCTTGCGCTCAAGTACCTCGAGCTATTCGAAAAGGACATGCAGGCCCGTAAGGAGCGCGACAAGCAGTACGAGGAAGGACTCAAGCGATCCGGCCTTGGCAACGAGGCGCCCGGAGGGGCCACCTTCCAGGGAGCATCCAAGGCTGTACACCCAGTCATTGCCGAAGCCTGCGTAGACTTTGCCAGCCGGTGCATGAAAGAGATCATGCCCCCTGATGGCCCTGTAGGTACAAAAATCCTTGGCGAGATAACTGAGCAGAAGCAAAACGTCGCTGAACGCAAGCGCGACTTCATGAATTGGCAATGCACTGAGCAGATCGAAGAACTCCGCGATGAACTCGAGCAGCTTGCTACCCAACTCCCGCTTGGCGGAAGCCAGTACCTAAAACTTTGGTATGACGAGCAAAAGAAGCGCCCCTGTGCCGAGTTCGTGCCAATCGATAAGATCCTGCTCCCCTTCTCGGCGCCAAGCTTCTATACCGCCCAACGCTGTACCGAGATGCAGGACATCTCCGAGGAAGAGTTCAATCGCCGGATTACCGCAAACCTTTACCTGGACGTTTCCTATACCCGAGCCAGTATGGAGCCTGAGCCCACAGCCGCGCAAAAGGCCAACGAGAAGATTGAGGGCAAGAAGTCGTCCAGCGAGAACATCGATGGCGAGAGGCGCGTCTTTCATTCTTACGTCAACCTTACGATTGAGGACGACGACAAGTCCAAGGGAGAGCTTGCCCCTTACATCCTGATGATCGACGAGCAGTCCCGGCAGGTCGTTGGCCTTTACCGCAACTGGGAAGAGGGCGACGAGCAGATGCAAAAGCTCGACTGGCTCATTGAGTTCAAGTTCATCCCCTGGAGAGGCGCTTACGCGATCGGTCTGCCACAGTTGATTGGAGGCCTCTCTGCAGCCCTTACAGGGGCCCTGAGGGCGCTTTTAGACTCTGCCCATATCAACAACTCACCGACCATGCTCAAGCTCAAGGGCGCCCGTATAACAGGCCAGAGCGTGCAGGTTGAGCCTACCCAGGTTGCAGAGATTGAGGGCGCTCCCGGTGTCGATGACATCAAGAAGATCGCAATGCCCTTCCCGTTCAATCCGC